AAAGAGGAAATTGCGGTTGCTGAAGGCTCTTATTCAAAGAAAACCGAGTTTTTAACCAAATATTGCAACGTAAAACAAAATTCTGCGCTTGCTTGGTTTGATGCGACTGAAATTGAGGCTTGTTTCAGTGGAAATGACCTTAAATTTGAGGATTTTGAGAACTGTTACGCTGTTGGAGGCATAGATTTGTCTCAAACCACTGACTTAACAGCTTGTACACTGGCGGTTGAGAAGAACGGAACCATTTATGTGTTTGCTAAGTTCTTTATGCCATCAGAAAAGGTTGAATACATGCAGTCTTTTGATGGTGTACCGTACAAAATGTACATTCAAAGAGGATTTTTACAGGAAAGTGGCGAAAACTTCGTAGATTACAACGACTGTTTCCGTTGGTTTGCTGATTTAATTGAAAAATACAAGATTTATCCATTAAAAGTCGGTTATGACCGATTTTCGGCGGCGTATTTGGTGCAACAAATGACCAATTATGGCTTCAATATGGATGATGTATATCAGGGCTTCAATTTAAGTCCTGTAATCAAGGAAACTGAAGGCTTAATCAAGGATAAAAAGATAGACTTCGGTAATAATGACTTACTTAAACTACATTTATTCAATTCCGCGTTAAAAATAGATGCTGAATCGAACAAAGTGCGGTTAGTAAAAATAAATTCACGTCAAAGGATAGATGGAGTTGCTTCTTTACTGGATGCATTCACAGTAAGGCAAAAATACTTCTCTGAGATTGGCGGACAATTAGAAAACGCAAGGAGGTAATCAAATGGGTTTATTTCAAAACCTCTTTGGTGGCCAAAAAGGAACTGTAACTGCTGAAAGAGTAGGACAGACTTCTTTTGAGACTTTAACAGCATACAAGCCAGCCTTCAAAACCTACAATGGTGCTTTATATGAGAGCGAACTTGTAAGAGCTGCAATCGACTCGAGAGCAAGACATATTTCAAAGCTAAGAGTTGAACTTGTAGGTGCTGCACAGCCAAGGCTCCAAAGCAGAATGAGAATAAGACCAAATCCATACCAAACTTGGTCACAGTTCTTATATAGGACTTCGACAATACTGGATATGCAAAATACTTGCTTCATTATTCCAGTAACAAATCAATATGGCGACCAAATTGGTTATTATCCAGTTTTGCCTTCTCAGTGTTCAATTGTAGATTATCAAAACAAAGCGTGGTTAAGGTATCAGTTCTCCACTGGAAAAGTAGGAGCAATTGAAGCATCACGTTGCGGAATTTTAACTAAGTTCCAGTACAAAGATGACTTCTTCGGAGAAACTAATAAAGCCTTGAATTCAACCTTGAGTTTGATAGACATGCAGAACCAAGGCATTGAGGAAGGTATCAAATCCGCAGCTGCATTTAGATTTATGGCAAGGCTCACAAACTTCAAGAGCCCTGATGATCTCGCAGCAGAGCAAAAAGAATTTAATAGAAAGAACTTCTCAGCTGATGCTGGTGGTATGTTGTTGTTCCCAAATACTTACGATGACATAAAGCAAATTGAATCTAAACCATTCACAGTTGATGCTGAACAAATGAAGATTATTCAAACCAACGTGCACGATTATTTTGGAGTCAATGTTGACATAGTACAGAACCGCGCTGTTGGTGAACAGATGGATGCATTCTTTGAAGGCGCTATTGAACCATTTGCAATTCAGTTGAGCGAAGTACTTACAAACATGACCTTCAACGCTCATGAACAGGCATATGGCGCTGAAGTACTTGTAACCGCTAACCGTTTACAGTATATGACAACATCAGAAAAGGTATCTCTTGTTAAAGAACTTGGTGATAGAGGATTTATTACTATCAACGAAGCAAGAGAACTCCTTAACTATTCTCCTCTCCCTGATGGTGACAAGTCACCAATTCGTGGAGAGTTTTATTTTGTGGAGGATGGTAAAAATGAAAAGCCTTCAGATGCTGAAGAAGCACCACAAGAAGAGACTATGGAACAGGAGGAAGAGTAATGTCAGTAAAAGACAATAGAGAATATCGTTCTATTGAGTTGCGCGCATGCAAAAAAGACGATGAAGAGAAGAAGTCTTACATCGTTGAAGGCTATGCGACTACTTTCGATGATCCATACGAAATGTTTGAGGATGAGAAAGGCAACAAATACTACGAAACAATTAGCAGAGATGCTCTAAAGGGTGCGGATAAAACCGACATCCTTTTTTTATACAACCACGAAGGCCGAGTATTCGCAAGACAGAAGAATGGCACTTTGGAGGTTACAGAAGATGATAAAGGCATCTTCATTAGAGCAGATTTATCTTCAACTCAGGCTTCACGCGAGATGTATGAAGATATCGAATCAGGACTTGTAACACAGATGTCTTGGGCTTTCACAATTTCCGAAGATAGTTACGACAAAAAGACTCGTACAAGAAACATCACCGGAGTAAAGAAAGTTTATGACGTATCTGCAGTTTCAATTCCTGCAAACCCAGGCACATCTATTTCAGCACGTGACTATTTCAACGGAGTGATTGAAGCAGAACAAGCGGAGAGACTTGAACGTGAAAAGAAAAAGAAAATGCTTGAACTTAAATTGAAATTGGAGGCATAAACGATGGAAATTCGCGAAATGCAGATGGAAGATATCGAGGCTCGCAAAGCTGAAATTGCTGAAGAAGCAACAGGCGAAGAAGCTGACCTTGATGCACTTACATCAGAAGTTGATGAGCTTAATGCTCGCGCTGCCGAAATCAAAGAAGAGGCAGAAAAAAGAAGCGCTATCATCGAAGAAATCGTTGAAGGCGCTGGTGAAATTATTGAAGAAAGAAAAGAGGAAAACGTAATGGATAACGTATTTTCAGTAGACTCAATGGAGTATCGTAACGCATGGCTTGAGAGAATTCAGAAGCCTGAACTCCGCAACAACGAGACATATGCAACAACAGACTCATACACAGCAATCCCAACACTTGTATCAAACAAGTTCTTTGAGAAAATCAAGAAAATTGCTCCAATGATGGACGAAATCACTTGCCTTCGCGCTGCAGGCGCTATCAAGTTCGTTACTGAAGGCACAAACAACGCAGCTGCTGCTCACACAGAGAACAGTGCTATCTCAGCTTCTGCTGACTCAATCATCACAGTTGAACTTGGTGTAGTTGAATACGCTAAGATCATCAAGATTTCAAAGTCTGTTAAATCAATGAGCATCGATGCATTTGAAGAGTGGCTCCTTGAACTCCTCTCACGTGACATCGCTCGCGCAATTGACAATGCTATCATCAACGCATCTTCAAAGGGTATCGTTAATGGTACATATTCAACAGGCACAAACCAGATTTTACAGACAGGCGCATACACATATGCTGACATCTGTGACCTTATTGCTCTCCTTCCTGCAGGCTATGACCCAACAGCTAAGTTCCTTGTATCTAAGAAGACACTTTGGGGCGAAATCAAGGGCATGGTTGACGATGGCGGAAAGCCAATCTTCGATGCACAGGATAAGACAATCTGTGGTTACCCTGTAATCGTTGATGAGTATGTTCCATCAACAGACAAGGGCATCTACCTTGCTGACTGGAGCGAGGCTGTAGTTGGTAACCTTTCAACACCTATCGAAGTTGAGGCTTCTGAGGTTGCTGGTTTCTCAACAGGTACAGTTGACTTCCGTGGCTTTGCTGGTTTCGATAGCAAACTCACAATGGGCGGCGCTAACATCGTTAGACTTGTTGCTACAGCATAAGTTAGATTAATTGGAGGAGCGAAATATGAAAACGTTAATAGCTATTCCTTGTATGGAAACAATGGAGACCGAATTCATTAAATGTTTATTCCGTCTCCGTCCTGTAGGCGAAGTTAAAATTGAGTTTCTTGCTGGATCATTGATTTACGCGGCTCGAGAAAAACTTTGCGACAAAGCCATTGAAGAAGGATTTGATTATATCTTGTGGCTTGATAGTGACATGATATTTGAACCGGACTTGATGGAGAAACTGTTTGCAGCGGATAAGGATTTTGTTACGGGCCTGTATTTTACACGTAAAATGCCTTGGTTGCCTGTAATCTTTAAAGACCTTGACGTTGGAGGCATAGGAGAAGGACCAAAGGCCCTTCAGTACACCGAATATCCAAAGAACGAACTCTTTGAAATAGAGGGATGCGGATTTGGAGCAGTTCTAATGAAAGTAGATGTAGCTCTTAAAGTAATTAATAAATTCCGTACAGCCTTCACTCCAATGCTTGGAGCGGGTGAGGACATTGCCTTTTGTCTACGAGCAAAAGAACTGGGCATTCCAATGTATTGTGACTCAAGTATTAAACTTGGACACATTACAAGAGTAGTTTCAAATGAGGAATCATATCTCGCAACTCGCAAAAAATAGTTATCAAGGCTCTCGGCTCGCTCCTCGCTGGGGGCCTTTGATTTTAAACTGGAGGCTTTTAAATGCTTGATAAAGTAAAACTTGCCTTACGTATTACAACAAATGCTTTTGATGATGAGATTACCGAGTTAATCTTTGCAGCAAAGGCTGACCTTGAAATTGTAGGTGCTGAGGCAGATGAAAACGAGCCTCTTATTGCACAGGCAATTGTTACTTACTGTAAAGTAAACTTTGGCTCGCCTGATGAGTACGATAGGCTCAAGAAATCATATGACGAGCAAAAGGCTCAGCTTAGAGCAAATCCAATGTATAGCAAGGAGGGGTAACGTGGACCGCTCCTCAGTTTTAACTTTGATAAGTAAAACATATACATCAGATAGTATTGGTCAAAAAATAGCCACCGACACAGAACGTAACGTTTATTGCAACATTAGTTCTATAAGCGGAACGGAATGGTTTGAAGCTGGTCGTAATGGTATTAAGGCTGAATGTCGCGTTACAATGTTTGCTCCTGATTATAATGGTGAGACAGAATGCAAAATTGGAACAGTTAAGTACGGAATCTACCGTACATACAAAGGCAAAAACGAAACAATTGACCTTTATCTTGAACGCAAAGCTGGTGTTTAGATATGGCTAAGAAAACCAACATTGGTAGCCTGACCGAAGAGGTTATGGAAATCCTTAATAGTTACGAAGAGACCATTGAAACAATAATGTTAGAGGAAATTAGGGACGTAGCAAAAACCGCCAAGAAAGACCTTAAAAAGAAGTCTCCTGAAAAGACCGGTGGTTATGCTAAGGCTTGGACTTATAAAGTACAAAACCCACGCACTACGAGGGTAGAATGTGTAATTTATAACAAAAAGTACCCTTTAACGCACTTGTTGGAAAATGGTCACGCAAATGTAACTAAAGGTGGTCGCACTGTAGGTTGGGTAAAAGCAAATCCACACATCAGAGAAGTTAATGATTATGCTCAAGAGCTATACGAGGCTAAACTGAAAGTTAGAATATCGAAAGGAATTGACATATGACCTTAACTGATTTCAAAACAATTATAAATGGCACTGGCCTTTCGACTATTTATTTTCAATGGCCTGAAGGTGAAGTGCCTGCTTTGCCATTTGTTTGTTGGTTTGAGGAAGACACAGACAATTATGGCGCAGACAATATAGTTTATGTTCAAAGGCACAATATTGCAATTGAGTTATATGCTCGCAATAGAGATTTAACAAGTGAAGGTTTAATTGAAACCGCACTTGAAACCAATAGCATTTTTTGGGATAAGGAAATAACTTTCTTAGATGACGAAAAGTGCTATGAGACAATATATAAAATACAAATCTAATTGGAGGTAAATCCAAATGGCTAATAAGATTAAATATGGCATTAGCAACGTGCACTATGCTGTACTTGGTACAACAGGATATGGCACTCCAGTTGCTCTTCCAGGTGCTGTTTCACTTACACTTTCTGCTGAAGGCGATAGAAACGTATTCTATGCTGATGACGTTGAATACTATGTAGTTAACGCTAACAACGGTTACTCAGGATCACTTGAAGTTGCACTTCTTGATGATGCTTTCCGTACAGCAGTTCTTGGTGAAGTTCTTGACTCAACAGACAAGACACTCATGGAGGTTGCTTCAGGTGCTGAGGCTATCAAGTTCGCTCTTGGCTTTGATGTTAAGGGTGACGATAACACAACTAAGTTTTGGTTCTACAACTGCACAGCTTCAAGACCTGAGGTTGCAGCAGAGACAAAGAACGAATCTATTGACCCTAAAACTGACACAATTGACATTGCTTGTGCTCCTGATGCATCAGGCAAGGTTAAGGTTAAGACAACCGATACAACTACATCAACTGTAATTGCAGGTTGGTACACAGCAGTTTATACAGGCTAAACGCGATAGGAGGAGCTTATGGAAAAGTTAGTTAAAATCGGTGAATCCGAAGTTAAAATGCAATCAAATGCGTTTACACCAATTAAATATAAGAACATGTTTAAAGAGGACTTGCTTACTGGCCTTGCAAAGATAAGCACAGATAACCTTGATGTTGATGTTCTTTCAAAGCTCGCTTATTGTATGGCCCTTCAGGCTGATGCAACTATCGGCTCATTGGAGGATTGGATTAGTCAATTCGAATTAATGGACTTCTACAAGGCTCTACCGCAAGTAGTCGAACTTTGGTCTGACAATACTGCTCAAACATCTAAATCAAAAAAAGCTCAAGGCAAATAGATAGAGAGATGTCGACCGCATTGTATGCCCTTAGGGTAGTTCAGTGCGGTCTTTCTATTTGCGATTTGGAATATCTCTCAATGGGTTTCGTTTACGACATGTTCACGGAGCTCAAAAACGATGATTATGAATATCCATACCTGGCAACCCAGGCTGACATAAATAACTTATAGAAGGAAGTGATTAGGTGGCATCAAATAGGATTAAGGGTATCACTATTGAAATCAACGGTGAGACTACCCAATTACAAAAAGCCTTAAAAGGTGTTGAGTCTCAATTAAGTACTACTCAAACCGCTTTGAAGGATGTAGAAAAGTTACTTAAACTCGACCCAAAGAACACTGAACTTCTTGCGCAAAAGCAAAAATACTTAGCAGATGCAATTAGTGAAACTAAAAGTAAATTAGCAACTCTAAATGATGCATATGCACAACTCAGTAAAAAGATAAGCTCAGGAGACCTTGAAGGTGAAGACCTCAAGACTGCTCAGCGCAACATGGATGACCTCAAACGTGAGATTATCGAGACTGAGGAAAAACTTAAAACTTATGAAGACACAGCAAGCGGTGCTGCGGACAAAACTAAGGACTTAGGCGATAAAGGTAAAAGTGCAGGAGACGGTTTAGACACACTCAAAATTGCTGCAGGTAACCTTGCTGCCGAACTAACCTCCAAAGTGTTCTCCGCCATGGGCCAAGTAGTAGATGCACTTGGAGACTTAGCACAAACTGGTCTTGAAAGTTATGAAACCTTACGTGCAGGCAAAAGAACATTCCAACAATTAGGTGAGACATCTGACCAGGCTTCGGAACACGTTAAGGAATTAGCCGATGCTACTCTTGGTTTATCAGTAGCCTCTGCGGATCAAGTTGCATATGGCCAACGTATGAAGGCTTCCTTCAATTCAATTACAGAAGA